AGAAAGTCCAAAAAGTATTGACTTTCTAAAAACATACTATTCCTCACAAGAATTTCAGAGTGGTCCTTCTGACCTTTCTGAGAACTTAGACCAGTACCTTAAATTTGATAACTTAACTCCTGAAGTTATCAGTGGTGAGACGACGTTATATTCAAATATTACCACATCCGAAGATACTATTCAAGTATTTTCGACTAAGGGTTTCCCATCTGATTATGGTCTTTTCAAGATAGGTGATGAGATCATTACCTACACTGGAGTTACTACAAATACCTTCACAGGATGCGTCAGAGGGTTCAGTGGTATCACTTCATACAGAACTGACCTAGACCAAGAAGAACTCGTCTTCCAGGAGACTACAAGTGCCTCTCACAGTGCTGGAGACACGGTTCAGAACCTCAGTTCACTGTTTCTCAAGGAGTTCTATAGAAAACTCAAGTACACCTATGCTCCTGGGTTTGAAGATGTTGATTTCGTAGCAGATCTTGACGTAAATAATTTCCTCAAAGAAGCAAGAACTTTCTATGAGGCTAAGGGTACAGAAGAGTCTTACAACATCCTCTTTAAAGTCTTATTTGGTGAAACTCCAAAAGTTATTGACCTTGAAGAGTTTCTTCCTAAACCTTCTTCTGCCAAATATATCAGAAGAGAGCAAGTTGTAGTAGAGCGCATATCTGGCGATCCTAATAAACTTGTAGGTCAGACAATTCAAAAGTCTTCTGACCCAAATACACAAGGTTCAGTGTCTGAGGTTGAAATATTCACTAGATCTGGTATCAACACATTCTTCAAACTTGGTTTGTTTGTTGGATACGATGATAGAGACCTTATTGAAGGAACATTTGTAATTCAACCAGAAACGAAGGTTATCAACCCTGTTGCTCCAGGCGGAACAACTATTACTGTTGATTCTACAGTTGGTTTCGGAACTACTGGAACCATTATTGCTGGTGATACTCCTATCACTTATTCTGATAAAACTATCAACCAGTTCTTGGGTTGTCAGAATGTTGTGAATGCACTTCCAACAAAGACTTCACTTAGAACCAATGAAACTTTCATTGGATATGAAGATGGAGATATTACAAAGAAGGTAGAAGTAAGAGTAACTGGTGTCCTTAAGGACATCAAACCAATTAATGATATTGTACTTGCAACTGAAGGACAGAAAGTCAATGTCAAGAACGTTGGTGAAAAGATAAAGAATCCAGTAGAGAAAACTTACAAGCAGTTATTTGCTAACTCTTGGGTTTATAATACTAGTGCACGTTTCTTCATTGATAGTATCAATGGTTCCAACTTTGACCTTAAGTCTGAACCAGACAAGTCAAATTTAAAAGTTGGTGATAAGGTTGATGTTTTAATTGAAAGTACTGAAACTATTGCTGCTGCTGACGCTGAAGTAGCATCAATCAATGGAAAGCAAATCACTCTCAATAATCTGGGTGGTTTCTCTCCTACTGTTAATATGGAGTACAGTGTTAGAAGAAAACTCAACACTGCCACAAGCTCTGGAACACCTATCTTACAAGGTGATAATATCCTTACAACAGATATTCAGAATGTTTACAATGAGAATGATGGGCACATGTATGTTGCCTCAAACTCATTACCTTCATATGATATTACAAAGACAACTTTTAATGCAACTATTACATCAGTAACTGGTGCTTTCCAAAACTTCAATACTTCTACTCTTAAGTATTCTATCCTTTCATTCCCATCACCAGTACCATTTGTAACTGGAGATGAGGTTGTTTACAGCACGACTGGTAACAATATTGTTGGTTTACCTGAAGGTTCTTACTTTGTAAAAGTACTTTCACTTTCAAACCAAATCAAACTCTACAGATCTAGGTCTCTTATCGCAACTGATACTCCAGAAGAGTTTGATATTCCTAGTGGAACACAAACGCATACTTTTACTCTTGTCAGTCAGAAGTCAAATGCTATTGCACCACAAAAACTTTTAAGAAAGTTCCCAATACCTGTCAATATCAAAAATGGTGAAGCATCACCTACTGCACCTGGTGCGACAGGTATGTTTGTAAATGGTGTTGAACTTCTTAACTACAAGTCAGAAGATAAGATATACTTTGGTCCTCTTTCTGATGCACGTATCTACACAGGTGGTACAGGATATGATGTAATTAATTTACCAAACATAAACATTGCTGGTAATGCAGCAGTTCAACCAGTTGTAAGAGGTGAACTCAAAGAAATTATCGTAGACCCTCAGTCATTTGATATTAACAGAGTAATATCAGCAACGTTGACAGGTGGTAATGGAAGTGGTGCTATATTAGAGCCTATTGTTGATAGAAGAAATAGAGAGTTAGAATTTGACTCACGTCTGACGACTTTTGGTGGTGGAGTTGATTTCACTAATGATGATATTTCATTCCCAGTAGACCACAAACTTACTAGTGGTGAAGCATTACTGTATAACTCAAAAGGCAATGCTGGTATTGGTATTGGTGACTATCAAGGATCTAACGTAATAGGAACCAACAAACTCAATAACGGTTCAACTTACTATGCAGAAGTTGTAAACAACAGATCCATTAGACTCTACGAAACAGAGAATGACTATGCAAGTGGAATCAACACAGTTGGTTTCACTACAGCAAACAACACTGGAACACATTCTTTCAAACTTCGTGAAAGTAAGAATTACTTAAAAGAAATCAAAGTTATCAACCCTGGTTCTGGTTATGAAAATAGAAAACTGTTTGTGCAACCAACTGGTGTAGATACCGTATCAAATTCGATCAAGTTTGAGAACCATGGTTTCTCTGATGGAGATGTTGTTGTTTATTCATCTGACGGAACTTTAGTAAATGGTCTTAATACCACTGATAGATATTCAGTTATCAAGTTGTCCGATGATGAGTTCAGACTCGCCAACTCTGGTATCGGTGCTACAGACTTAGGAAACTTCAATAGAAACAATTACGTCAAGTTTGCTACATCTGGTGTAGGGACACAGTTTTTTGCCTATCCAGATGTTGAACTTACACTAAATGTTGACTATGGTGGTTCATCAAATACTATCACAGCAACCCCAGTCATTCGTGGTCCAATCGTTGATCTTTATCTCTATGATGCTGGTTCTGGATATGGAAGCACTGTACTTAACTTCCATAAGAAACCTGACATTGATATTGAAGTAGGTAAAGAAGCAGAAGTTCAAGTTATTGTTTCAAATGGACGTATTAACAGAACACAAATTATTAATCCTGGCTCTGAGTATACATCTGCTCCTGATCTCAACATCACTGGTGATGGTATTGGTGGTAAGTTAAGAGCAGTAGTTTCTGATGGTAAACTGACTGATGTTGTTATCGTCAATGCTGGTATTGGATATTCCACAGCAAATACTTTAGTCAAAGTTGTACCTAACGGACAAAATGCATTTATTGAGGCTTCTGTAAGACATCTAAGTGTTAACAACCACGATAGGTTTGGAAATGAGATCCTCACCGAAGGAGTTGGTGGTCTTCAATATG